GTCGGTCGTCTGGCTCCGGCAACATGGCGATTTCTCTGGACCAAGACTTTGGCACAGGCGGCTCCCCTTCTGCCTACGCATCTGGCACGGGTCAAACGGTCACGCTCACCGGGTCATTTGCACCGTTCGCTCTGACTTTTGCCGTGCCGTCAATCAGCGGCAAGACCTTGGGGACCAACGGCAATGACCTGCTTGCTGTCAATGTTTGGACCTCCGCAGGCTCCACCTTCAACGCCCGCACCAACTCCCTCGGCCTGCAAACCATCGGCGTTGACCTGTGGGGCATCCACATCAAGCAAGGCACCCACACGACCTCTGCCGTGGACCTCTATCGCCAGCCTGAACTGGGGCCGGAGTTGGCGAGATGCCAGCGGTATTATCAGGAGTATTGGTCCTCCTCGTACTCGTACCCTCTTGGTCCTTCTGGGTATGTGTTTTCGGCAACAAACACAGCCGTTGGGCATGCGCTCACTGTTGCGCTGCGTGCAGGTCCCGCGATTTCTATCAGGGGTACCCTGAACGTCCGAGGGGCTAGGGTCGATGGAGTCAATATAGACAACACTGTTGCTTCTATTAACACCATCGGCTTTGGCGGTGTTGGGGCAACCCTCACCTACACGATGACAGCCACCACCGCAAATCTCGTGATCGGCACAATGGCGTGCTTGGCAAATGGACAGACCGGGCAAGGCAATGCCCTTATTTACGACGCGGAGCTATGACCATGACCATCACATCAGCCCAATACGTCAACAACCCCATGACGGGCCAGCCGTCCAGCATCAAGGCCACCATCGACGGCACCGAGTGGTTTGCCCCCTTGGCACCGGGCAACCGTCACTACGACGAACTCATGCGTCAGGTCGAAGCTGGCGAACTTACCATCCAGCCTGCGGAGGACTGAGCTATGTCAGTTGTCATTGACGGTACCGACGGGGTTACTGCACCGGGTCTGTCCCTTGACGGGTCGCCCAACTGGCGCGTCACTGTCAGCGGCACGAACTTGATCTTCACCTACAACGGTGTCGCAAAGTTGAAAGTCGATAGCAGCGGCAACGTAGTAGCCGTCGGGAACGTGACTGCATTTGGGACGATCTAATGACCCTACCGTCGGGAACCATCTCTCTCGGTGACGTGAACGTAGAGCTTGGTCGCTCTGCGACGGCCGAGATCAGTATGAACGACGCCGCGCTGCGGGCACTCGCCGGGGTAGCTTCCGGTGCTATTGGTATGAGCAGTCTCCAAGGTAAGGCAAACGCCTTTGCCCACACGATCAGTTCGAACCAGAACAACCTCAGCCTCCGCGACTACATGATCGCCAATGGCTGGAACGGCTCCTCTGCCGCCACCATAACTGTTGCGTCTGGCGTCACGATCTCTGCCACCACCACTGGCAACTACGCCATGACCATCAGCGGCAGTTTCCCCGGTGGTCTGACCCTTATCAATAGCGGCGCCATTCAGGGTATGGGCGGCGCTGGTGGTAAGGGCGGTGAATTTGCAACCGACGCTAGCGGCAATTTTGGCACTGCCGATCAAGCCCCCGGTGCAGCGGGTGGCTCGGGCTTACTTGTTCAGTCAGCGGTATCTATTAATAACGCTGGTCGTATTGCTGGCGGTGGCGGTGGCGGCGCTGGCGGTATGGTCCTTCTTAACGTCAAGGGTGATAGTTGGATAGGCGGTGGCGGTGGCGGTGGCAGGAGTAGTAATACCAACTCGGCTGGGGGTCTTGGCGGTACAAACGGTAATTCACCCCCCGCTGAAAATGGGACGGCGGGAACCATATCGTCTGCTGGCGCAGGTGGTCGAGGTCTTATTAATGCCGTAACCTATAGTACAGACCCAGCTAGAGGACAGGCAGCAGCAGGCGGTGACTGGGGTGCTTCTGGCGGTTCTACGCCCGGCTCCTCCTCCACAACAGCTGTTCCCGGCGGTGCAGGCGGAGCAGCCATTGCTGGAAACTCAAACATTACTTGGATTGCCACTGGCACCAGACTCGGAGCGATCACATGAGATACACCTACGAAATCACAAACGTAGACGAACAGGCCCGCGTGATGGAGGTTGTCTACACTCATGAGACCCACGGCTCCATGCTCGTCGGCGCACGGCTACCCTTCGAGGGTGAGTCCCTAGAGGCAGTTGTCCAAGCGTACTCTCCGGCAGCATACTGGAGGGAGTTGGAGCTTGTGGTTGTCGTACCGCAGGTTGGCGCAAGTGGGACTGTTGACACTAGCCATGTGGCACCGCAAACAACGCAAGCACCGCTACCAGACGAGGTCGTCCTATGATTATAAATGAAGTCAGGAACGTCGGCACATGTTTTGCCTGCTATAACTCCGGCGCGCAGGCCGACAGCCCGTACCTAAACAAATCGGGGGTCAACAAGCAGCGCTTTGGCTACGCTGTAATGGGGACTGGGTCGATCCGGTACCACGACCTTGGGGTCAGCCTGCCTTTCGTGGCTGGGGATTTCTTTGACGTGCGGGCGTACAAGACTTCGACGGACGCAGACATCGAGATCACTTCGGATGTTGCAATGTGCATCGTTTTCTCTGTCGCGGACCCGTCACTAGACTTGGAAGCAACGCTGCTCACACCGGGCACCTACTCCCTGACCGGGGGTAGCACCGCAGAAACGGTGTTTGTTGCCAGTGGCACAGTTACGGCAGACGCGGTGGAAATCCCGGCCAAGAAGTTTGCGTACCTGCCTGATGATCGCTCTATCGAAGTTGTGGTCCCAGAGGGTGCAGTCGCTATTCACTTCAAGGCGGTGACAGAATGACCCCCGAGATACTCTGGAACTTCGTCCTCAGCGGAGCACTCGGCCTGATCGGCTGGGTGCTGAAAAATCACGTCGAGGAAGTGAAGCGGCTGCAAATCCTGCTGAACCGCACGCGCGAGGAAGTAGCCCGTGACTACGTCACGAGAGCCGACGTTCACGCCGACATCAACCGGGTCCTGACCCGACTCGACAACCTCGACAAGAAGATCGACGAACTGATGCGGAGCCTTGCCAAATGAGACTAATCCTTGTCCTCTTGGTCGCTGGCTGCGGCCCTGTTACTGTATCGTCCGTGGCCTACACGACGGCCTGCCCGAAAGGTGACCGCCAGTGCGAGATACGACAGAACGCAGAGACCCTGTATTACATGGCGCACGGCGATGCGGCCAACGAACTGCTTTGCTCCGGCGATACGCGGGACGTTATGGGTGCGCTCTGTTCTGTCTACTGACGGCCCTGCCGTCCGCTGCCCAAGTTAGCGGTGATCTGAATACCAACAGCGGCAACACCAACTCCACCATCGACAGTGGTAATGTCTCGACCAGCGAGACCAAGAACTACAACGGCGCTGGCTCTGCTCCGTTCTCTACGCCCGTTCCGACTGCCGCGGCGCCGACAGTCATGGGTGGCGGTGGCAACGACAGCTGCCTCATCCCCTACCAGCAGGCGTTCCAAGTCAGCATCTTCGGCAGGGCCGAGGGTAAGATGGAGCAAGACCCAGAGTGCAACCGCCGCAAGGATGCGAGGCTGCTTGGCACACCGCAGGAGGCTGGAGGTCTTGGCCTGCAGGTCAGTGGCATTTCCATCATGTGTGACAGCCCGGAAATCTACAAAGCTATGGCCTTGGCATCGACGCCATGCCCCATCTACAGCATCGAAACCGGTAAGCTATTGGTGGGTCGAGAAGGCTATATGGCTATGCGTGACAACCCTACCACATATGTGGTAGGGTACGCCCAAGATCGGTCCTTCTGGGACACCTTCCTTCGCATTGGAGAGGAATTGCCCGATGTCCTGCCTCAAGAAAACAGTGGTCCTCTTTTGTCTGAGCGCTTCCGCCGCTCACGCAGAGCCGACGATGACGAGCCTGCAGGGGTCAGCGCAGACAATCCTTAACCAGCTTTCTGCCGCTCAGGGGTTGACGGCTGGTGCGATCTACAGCGCAGGCCAAGGCGACATCCTTGCACCGGGCGTCATGCAGACGGCGACCATCACCGAGCAGATGCGGGTGGACTACAACGCTGACGTTCAGGGGGTGATCGACGCGACGTAC